GCTGATCGATACGTTCGATCTTCCGATTCCCAAGCAGCCCTGGGGTGACGAACCGTTGGTCTCGCCGGGTCTGGTACCGATCAGCGTGGTGTTTTCCGACGCGGGGAGTCTGCTGGCTGCCGAGAACGAACCGGAAGGCGGTCCGCGGGGATACGCGCGTGAGAACGAAAATGCGGCGACGCCGATCGATCGGTTCCGCGAATCCGCCAAGGCGTTTACCGACGCCATCGCCAAGGCCGACGCCGCAGAGCGCCGCCGGCGTATCAATCGCAAATGGAGGGCGAGCTACGCGGAGCTCTCCCGCCAGGCGGCGGCGCAGTACAAGCGCTTCCTCAAAAAACAGGGCGGCGCGGTGTTGGCGCGTCTGAAAAAGGAGGGGATGCCCGCCAAGGCCGAGGCCACCAAGGCCAAGTCCGGCGTCGAGCAATGGCTCAAGCTCGTCCTGTTTGATCTGAAGGACGAGAACCGCAAGCTGGGGATTCTAAGCTCGGTTATCTTCCGCGAGTCGGCGGACCTGGGCGGGGCGCAGGCGGCGCGGGAAGCTGAAGCACCGGAAGAGTTCACCTTCAACATCGATTCGCCGGCGATGAAGCGGCGGCTGGCCACGCAGGCGATCAAGGTGCGCAAGGTCAACCGAACCACGCAGGAGGCGATCCGCACGGTGCTGCTGCGCGGCGTCGACCAGGGCCGATCGCTCGCGGAAATCTCCGAAGCGCTGGGGGAGATGCTCGGACGCCGGGCAGCGAACGGGTTCCGGATCGCCCAGACCGAAGTGCATGAAGCGATCAGCGCCGGTCGGCATGAAGGGTTCAACCAGGCGGGGATCACCCAGCGGCGCTGGCTAAGCAGTGGACTGGACACGGTGCGACCGAGTCACCGGGCCGTCGAGGCGGCGACGTTGGCAAAGCCGGTTGCCGCGGGCCAGAAATTCAAACTGATCGATCCGAAAGACGGGTCGGTCGCTGAAGCGGAGTATCCCGGCGACGGCAAGCTGCCGCCCGAGGAACGGATCAACTGCAGTTGCATGCTGGTCGCGGCGGCGACGGTGAGCGGCAAGCAACTGGACGACAAACATTACGACGCGTTGCGGTTCGTCGAGTGGCGACCGAAGCACGAGCGACAAACACAAAAGGGCCGGTCCGCGAAGGCCGCGTAAGGAAAGGACGATCATGCGAGCGATACGCGTCAAGGATTACGGCAGCCTGATCCCCAAGGGCTTCGAGTCATTGTTCGGCGACAAGGGCGGAGACGACTATCTGGGTTACGCACTGGCTGACTCGAAGGCGGTTGATCTGGAGAATCGTACGATCCGGTTCGTCGCATCGGACGACAGCGTGGACCATCACGGCGAGATCGTCGACGCCAAAGCGTTTCATGAGCTGCGCGACACGTTTGTGCGCAACCCGGTGCTGCTCGCCGCACACCAGCATCGGCTATCCAACGGTCACACGCCGAGGATCGGCAGCGTAATCGAAATCGATACGGCCAAAAACCCGTTGGTCGGCGTGGCCCGGTTTAACGATACCGAGGCCGGCGAAGATCACTGGCGGACTTACAAGAAGGACGGCGGTGCGTTTAGCGTGGGCTTCCGCGTGCGCGACATAGAGCTCAAGGAGGGCCGCACGGTGATCGTAAAAGCGGAACTTCTGGAGATCAGCGCCGTACCGGTTCCGGCCAACCGCAACGCGCTGGTGATCAACCATTACATCGCCAGTCGGATCGCCACCGAAGCATCGCGGACCGAAGATGACGGCAAGTCCGCAGAGATGATGGCCGCGTTTGAGGAACGCGTCGCGGCGCTGGAGAAGTCGCTGGATTTATCGACCATGCTCGACGGAACCAAGGACGTCGGCGACGACGACGTGACTGAAAAGGAACTGTGCGACCTGGTGGACGGCGCGGTCAGCCATTGGCGTGAGTGAATAAGGTGGGCGTGACCCACAGTTGGAAGGATTCGTTGACAGGCGGTTCGCCCGCCAAGGAGTGTGACGCATGGACGCGTTAAAGAAAAAGCTCGACGAACTGATCAAGAGCGTCGAGGCGCAGAAGGCCGAGCTTGAAAAGAAGCTCGAAGGAGTCGATCCGGCGGCGATCGCAGCCAACAAGGAGGCGGTCGAGGCCCAGCAAAAAACGCTGGACGCACAGGCCAAGAGCCTGACCGGCATCAAGGCGACGCTCGAAAAGTTCACCCGGCAACTGCCGATCGACGGCAAGGACAAGGCTGCGGACTACGATCCGCGCTACAAGGGCGGATTCGACAGCGAGAAGATGGCCAAGGACTTTGGCCTGTTTTGTCTGGCGAAGTTTCATCCGGACGCTGCGGTGCGCGAACGCTGCGCCAAGACGTTCGGCGAGCGCGGCTACAAGCTGCGCCACAAGGACGGCAAGTTCGTCAGTGCCGAGAACTTCACCAAGGCGATGTCAAGCTCGGCGGACACGTCGGGCGGATTCCTGGTGCCTGACGAGTTCATTCCGGCGCTGATCCGACACGTGAACCTGTTCGGCACGGTGCGCCAGCATCTGCAACCGGTGCCGATGGGACGCGAGCGAACCTCCATCCCCAAACGCACCGGCGGACTGACGGTGTACTACCCGGACATGGGCAAGGCCCCGACCGAAAGCGAACTGTCGTTCGGCCTGGTGACACTGACCGCCAAAAAGTGGGCTGTGCTGACGTTCATCGACGAGGAACTGGACGAGGACGCGGTCATCGGCATCGGCGAACTGGTGGCCACGGAAATGGCCCTGGCGTTCGCGATCGCCGAGGACACCAACGCGTTTTTGGGCGACGGTACGAGCATCTTCGCCGGGATCGTCGGCGTGTTCGAATCGCCCAACGTGGCGCTGGTGACCATGCCGGCCACCAAGGTCAATTTCGCCGACATCACCGACGACGATCTGAACAGCCTCAAGTACGCGGTACCCAAGTGGGCGCGGGCGATGCCCGATGCGGCGTACTACTGCTCCAGCGACATCGCCGGTGTGCTGGAGGGGATGAAGGACGCCAACGGTCTGCCGCTGTACCAGTCGCCCAACGAGGGCTTCCCTCTTCGCGTGCATGGCAGTCCGGTGCGCGAAGTCGAAGTGCTCCCCGAGACGGGCGACAGCGGCGTGAGCAAGAAGTTCATCGCCTACGGTTCGCTTCGAGCCTGGGGCGCTTTGGGCACGCGGCGGAGCGTGACGATCAAGCGATCGATTGAGGTCAAGTTCCTGGAAGGCCAGATCACCATCATGGGCATCTTGCGACAGGACATCCAGGAGACCGACGGCGCGGCGATGGCCGTGCTGCGCACGGCGGCTGCGTAGACGGACGCAACGACGGACATTGAAACCCCGCGTGCAGATAGCACGCTTTGGAGGAACCAATCATGGACCCACTGGTCAACGTCAAACGACTGCAGGCGATGCAGCCGCGATCAAGCACGGCCAGCACGCAGAATGGCGCAACCATCGATGCGCGCGACGCCAAGGACGTGGTCTTTTCCGTGGAGTACGGCGGTTTCGGCGCCGGCACCACATGCGATGTCAAAATCCAGGACAGCGACGACGCGGCGACCTGGGCGGATGTCGCCGGGGGGACGCTGCCCCAGAAAACAGACACCGACGCCAACAGCTTCGGCGGGACGCTGAAGTACCGGCGGCATTCGGGCAGCGGCAAGCGCTACGTGCGCATTGTGTTTGTCATCGCCGGCGGCGGATCGGTGACGTACAGCGCGACCGCCGAGCTGCACAACCTGACGCAAGCGCCGGCGGTTTAACCAGACGCGCCCTCCGGCTCGCGCCGGGGGCCGGTCAAGAGTGCCCCCAGGCTCGCGCCTGGGGGCTGGTCAAGCGTGTCCCCAGGCTCGCGCCTGGGGCTCTGATCGAACGGCCATCAAAACGCTTTCGAAGGAGAATCGAAGATGGGTAAACACAGATACGAAACCCGGGTTCACATGAAGGTCGACGGCGTCGGTCACGTGTGGCCCAAGACTGACGAGAACGTCAAGCTCGGACGGCGCACCGAGTGCGTGCTCGACGAGCGGGACGCCCAGCGCTATGGCGGCGAGTTGATCAAGGGCGAGAAGATCAAGGGCGCGACCGGCCACGGCCAGACGCCGCCCGACGATACGCCGCCCGACGATACGCCGCCCGACGATACGCCGCATAACAAGCAGGTCACCCGTACGGCGACCAAGTAGCGAGGGCCATGTTCCTCGCATTGTTTGGAATGACCAGGCGGCGGGTTGATTCCGCCCAACGGAGACAGACATGGACGGTCAGAAAATCGAGATCAAACCCCACGACTACGTGGAGGTTGAAGTGACGGCGCCGGCGCTGCGGTTTGACGGCAAGGTCTACGCCAAGGGCGACAACGTCATCATGAAAAAGTACGTGGCCGACGGCCAGGCCGATGCCCGGCTGTGCAGGATTGTTGCGCTGCGCGGCAACTTCGATCCGTCGAAGCCGGTTCCGGTGGACGCGGTTGAGGTCGAAGCGCCGCCTGCGGAGTAACCAGGCGCCGTGGGACTTTGCACGCTCCAAAACGTCAAGGACCTGGCGGGTCTGACCGGCACGGAAGACGACGCGGTGATCACCCGGATCATCGACCTGGTGAGCAACATGATCGCCCGGTCGGTGGGCGCGTTCGATCCTGTGGCGGGAAGCCTGCTGGAGATGTTCGTCGATCGCGTCGAATATCACGTCGGCGGCGACCTGTCGATCGATTCGCAGGGCTGGCCGATCGCGGCGGTGGCCGAACTTGTCGAGGCCGCGGTCATCAGCGATCTGGACACCGCCGCCGCGCTCGTCGAAGACGAGGACTTCGTCGTGGAGGCGCACCGCGGTCGAATCAGTCGGCTGTACGGCGGACGGGCTGGCCGGTTTTTGGGTGGGATCAAGGGCGTGCGCTTGACCTACACCGGCGGGTACCTGGTGGCGGGTCAATCCGCGCCGCCGGGTGTGACGGTACCGGCGCTGCCGGCGGACGTGATGGAGGCGGCGTGCTTTCAAGCCCAGCACATGTTCGAGCACAAGGACCATCTGGGCGAACGGTCATTTAACGTCGGCACTGCGACGATTGACTCGGTCGAGCAGCGGCTGTTGCCGTTTGTGTCCCAAGACATCATCGCCGATTTGCGAAGGACGAATTTGTGAATGCCGCTACCGGTGATGAAACTCGCCCCCGCCAGCGACGAAGCGGTGGCGATCCTGCGCGCGTATCCGGACCTGTTCGGCAAGGCGCTGTTGCCCGCGGTCAACTCGGCGGCGACGCGACTGGCCAGCCGCATCGCCGAGACGCAGTTTCGGGGATCGCCGCTGCAATCGCGCACAGGCACCCTGGCCGGGTCGGTGTCGAGCCGGGTGTTTCGGATCGGCGACGTGGTCCTCGCCGAGATCGGGACGATCAAGGGGCCGGCACGGGCCTATGCACGCATCCTGGAAGAGGGCGGCGTGATCAAGCCGGTCAAAGGCAAGGCACTGGCGGTCCCGCTGAAAGATGCGAAGACGCCGTCGGGTCGGCCACGTTTTCCGGGCGGGCCGCGCGAAGCGCAGGCCAAACATCCGGACATGTTTTTGCTCAAGCGACGGGGCAAGCCGCCGCTGTTGGTGGTACCCAGACGGGTGCGCGGTCGACGCAAAGGCCGCGTTGTCGGTTTTCGGCTCATGTTCGTGCTCTTGCGGCGGGTGACCATCAAGCCGACGCGGTGGCTCTCCGCCGGCGTGTCGCGCCACATCAACGTGTGGGACGTGGCGTTCAGCGAGGAGATGAACCGCAGGGTCAATAGCAATGGTTGAGGATCAATCTCAATGAGTGTCAATAGCAATGGCTGAACCGTTCCCCGACATCATGACCGCGTTTCTGGCGCAGCCGACGATCACGGGTTATTTCAATTCGATCGTACGGCGTCACGTGATGGAGGTGATCAAGGACGCCAAGGCGTATCCGTTTCTGGGGCTGTGGACGACCGACAACACGGTGGACGACGACGCCGGCGACGGCGATGACATCGACGCGGCGAACTACACGCTGATCGCCGCCAAGAAGCTCGAGCGACACGCGACCCAAAACCGCACGCAGTATCAGGACGAGGCGACTGCGGAACTGGCGGGGGTGGTCAATGACGCGGCCCAGGCGTTCGCCTACGACGCAGGCGGCATCGTCGCGAGTGTGACGGTGCGGGACTGGTTCGTGGACGAATCAGAAGGGACGCGGGAGAGCAAACTGGTCTGGATCGAAATCGGTCTGACGGTGCGCTACGAAACCAAGTAGAAGGAGCTACCCATGACAATCCTGCTCGCATATACGCAAACGGCGACGCTGGGCGGCGTTGCCGTCGCGCGGCTGTTGGAGCTTTCGTACGACATTGGTGAGGTCACCAAAATCTTCGAGGGCGACGGCATTGACCCCGAGGACGACTCGGTCGGGCTGACGATTCCATTGCGGCTGACGTTCAACAACAACGGCGCGGCGGAGGATTTTCTGTCACAGGCCGAAGGCAACCTGGTGGTGACCGGCAAGATCAAGGGCAGCGCCGACACCAACCCGGGGACGTGGACGTTCAAGAACGTGCGCGGAACGGGATCGACGACATCGATGCCGCGCAAGAGCGGTCAGCAGACCGGGACGGTTACGGTGCAGGCGCGGGCACGGGTGGGCAGTGGCGACACGATCGCCAGCATGATCACGTACGCCGCGCCGGTCTAATCGCTTCGAGTTGTTCAAACGCAACCGTTTCTTGAGAGCCTGACATGGCCCAACCCAAACCATTCGTGCAGGTCGTTCGCGTCGAAGGCGCGGAG